GATCAATTTAAAGATTACGAAACAGCAACTGAACGTAGTAAATATTTACGCGATCAAGGTATTAGTTTAAATACTGATTCAACATTAAAGGGTCAAATAGTGTTTGCTGCTGAACGTAGTATTGAATTAATGAAACCAAATATCATAACAGACAGAACAATATATGATGTTTGTGCATTTACATTATCAGCTAAGTCAATTGGATGGTTTGAAAAGCGTCAATTTACTGAATTATTAATGTCGCTACGCAATGAATATGATGTAATTATTTATGTATCACCTGAGGGTGTTGAAATTGAAGATAATGGTGTTCGTACAACTGATGCAGAGTATCGCAAAAATATAGACATTACTATCCAGGAAATGTTAATTGAATATCCACCTAAAAAATTAATTAATATTAAAGGTTCAACAGAAGAACGAATAAACACTATTATTTCACAACTAATCTAATATTTATGGATATCACCATCAACGAATTAAAGACAATGAAAGTAAAACAACTACGTAAAATTATACGTGAATCCATTGAAGAAGTGCTAAATGAAGACCCAGCTAAGTCTAAACAATTAAAAATCCAAGCTGCAAAATTACGCCAGCAAGCATCTCAAATAGAGAAACAAGCTTCTGATGAAGATGCAAAAGATGCTCAACAAGATACACAAGCCGCTACTAATGAAAATTTAAAAGAAATGGCCCGTATTCCAAAAGGATTTAGATTAGCTGACCCAAATTTAGATACAACATCATATACTAAATCAATCAGTGGTACACCATTATCTGCAATTCTTGATTATTTTAAAGAAAATCCAGGTGCAGATGTAAAATCAATTCAAACACAATTTAATTTCGTTCGCCCACAAATAGCAAACGGATTAGTTAAAGGTTTATTAGATGCTGGTGTATTAGTTAAGTTAACAGCAAGCGGTGAAGAAGTAGCTCCTGTAGCACCAGGTGAAGAAGCTCCAGTAAAAGCAACTGAACCAGAAGATTTATTCATGGGTAGTGCTACAAATCCATTATCAATGTATTTTGATAATGAGCCAAATGATGATGGAACTGAGGATTTTAATGATAGTGAAGAACCATCAGCAGCGGAATTAGAACCAGCAGAACCAACAGCTAGTAGCATGAGTGATGAAGATTACGAAGCATTTATGAAATATGATGATTTAAAAAATCGTTTAGATGCTACTAAATCTAATATACTAAAATCAAAACGCAGTAAAGGCGGAACAGCAGGTGATATTGGTGATAAACCATCAGATGAAGTAGCTCGTTTACAAGATTTGAAAAAATCATTAGAGACTAGAATTGATGCTATCGTTAAAACATCTCCATATTTGCAAAAACGTATTGAAAAATTAACAGGTAAAGCTTACGAACCAATTGAAGTTGAAGATGAAACAGATGAATTGGATGAAGCTTACGAAATGAGAAAATTACAATTTTATGCTGGAATTATTAAATAAGTATAAAAAACAAATAGCCTACGTTATTGTATGCTTGTTTGTTTTGTATGGTTTTATTTGGTTAGCAACTCGTAAACCACAAATGCCTGCTAATTTAAAAGCAACAATTGACTCATTAACTAATGTTAATAAGCAATTAATAGAACATCAAAAACAAATTGATAGTACTATTGCTGCTAACGAAGCAGAAGTACATAAAGTTGATCTTGAAATACACAATATCAAAGAGAAAACAACTGTTATAAAAGAATATTACCATGAGATAAGTCAACAAGTAGATCATTACGACGCGACACAAGTTGATTCATTTTTTAAATCAAGATATAATTACTAATGAAATACATTTTAATCATATTAGTATCATTACTACCAGTATTAGCTAAATCACAAGATACAATTAAAATCCCAACTCAAGTAGCTAAACAAATCGCTAAAGAATTAGTATCATGTGATAGTTTAAAAGCAATACATGAATTAACTAAAGAACAACTCACATTAACTGAGCAAAAAATAATACTAAAAGATAGTATTATTGCTGGACACGTTCAAAAAGGTATTATGTATGAAGAGCGTATCAAAAATGAACAATTAAAATTTGAGACGCAAGGTTTATGGATTGAAGATTTGCAAAAACAAAACAAGAGACTTAAAGTAAAATTAACATTCACTAAAATAACACTTAGTGGTATTATTGGTGGGTTAACATATCTGTACTTTACAAAATAATCGTCCTGCTACCCTAGGACTGCCTATCTAGACCATAGGTGCAAGCTTAACCCCGTAAGGTTAGGCTTTTTTTATATATTTATATACAATCAATAGCATATAATATGGCTGATCAAGCTAATATAAAAGATATAATTAAACAGGAATATATAAAGTGCGCTATGGACCCCGTGCACTTCTTTCGCAAATATTGTTACATTACTCATCCTGTAAAAGGCAGAGTGTTATTCCATCTATACCCATTCCAGGAAGACACATTAAAGGATTTTAGAGCAAATCGTTTTTCTATTGTAAATAAATCACGTCAGTTAGGTATCTCTACTCTAGTAGCAGGATATGCTTTATGGACAATGATATTTAACAAAGATAAAACAGTGTTGTGTATAGCAACAAAACAAGAAACTGCTAAAGGCATGGTTGAGAAAGTACAATTCATGTACAATAACCTACCAGCTTGGTTACGTGGTAATCAAAAACCAATATCGGATAATAAACTCTCACTCAAATTAGCTAATAACTCTCAAATTGTAGCTACATCAGCAGCATCAGATGCAGGTAGATCTTACGCTGTATCTTTATTATTAATAGATGAGGCCGCGTTTATTGAAGGTATTGATAAAATATACACGAGTATTAAACCAACAATTGCCACGGGTGGAGGAATTATTGCATTATCATCTCCAAATGGTATTGGTAACTGGTTTCACAAAATGTATAAAGAAGCAGAAATTGGTAAAAATGACTTTAAAGCAATAGAATTAAAATGGAATTTACATCCTGATAGAGTTGCACCAATCGATCCAGAATGGGAACAACGTGAACGAGCAAATATGTCGCCACGTGAATTCGCTCAAGAGTATGATTGTGACTTCTTAGGATCAGGTAATTCTGTTATTGAACCCGATAATTTATCATTTTATGAACAAACATTTATACAAGAGCCTATCGAACGTCGCTTTATGGGTGGCGATTATTGGATCTGGCAGTATCCTGATTATAGTAAGTCTTATATTGTCAGCGCTGACGTTGCTCGCGGAGATGGCTCGGATTATTCAACGTTCCACGTCATCGATGTGGAAGCGTGTGAGCAAGTTGCTGAATATAAATCACAAATAGGTACTCGAGAATTTGGTAATATGCTAGTATCTGTTGCAACTGAGTATAACAACGCTTTATTAGTTCCTGAAAACGCTAATATTGGTTGGGATGTTGTAAATACTATCATCGAAAAAGGTTACCAAAATCTATATTATTCTCCTCGTGCATATGGTGAAATAAGTATGGATAAATGGATGGATAAGATGGATAGCAACCAAACAGTACCTGGATTTACTAACTCAGCCAAAACAAGACCACTTGTTATCTCAAAGATGGAGTCGTACATTCGAGATAGACACTTCGTCTTTCATTCTAAACGCTTATTAGAAGAATTACGTGTGTTTATTTGGCAAAATGGTAAACCACAAGCACAAAATGGTTATAATGATGATTTGGTAATGGCGTTAGGAATTGGATTGTTTACTAGAGATACTGGTGTTAAATTTCATCAACAAGGAATGGATGTAACCCGTAAAGCTATTGATGGAATATCTAGTACACGAGAAGGTTATACACCAATGTTACCAAGTGGCGTACCAAATCCATACCAAATAGAAACTCCATATGGTAATGAAGATATTACGTGGGTGTTTTAAATAATAAATATTTATTGACATAATAAAACAAAATGGCTGAACAAAACACAGGATTATTTAGTAGATTAAGACGCTTATTCTCAACTGATGTAGTAATTAGGAATATAGGCGGAGATCAACTAAAAGTTACAGACGTTGATAGAATACAAGCATATGGTAACGTAAAAACCAATGCTTTAATTGATAGATTTACTAAACTCCATCGCTATGGCGCTAACATGCCATATAACCCAACGATGAACTATCAAACCCTTCGTATTCAGTTATATACTGACTATGAAGCAATGGATACTGAATCAATTATCGCATCTGCACTTGATATTATTGCTGATGAATCAACACTAAAAAACGAAACAGGAGAAGTATTACATATTAGATCAGCAGATGAAAATATTCAACGTATATTATATAATCTATTCTATGATGTATTAAACATTGAGTTTAATTTATGGTTATGGATTAGAAATATGTGTAAATATGGTGATTTTTATCTTCACCTTGAAATAGCTGAGAAATTTGGTGTGTATAATGTAACACCATTATCAGTTTATGATATGGTTCGTGAAGAAGGTATGGATCCTCAAAATCCATCTTATGTTTGTTTTAAGATTGATCCAATGGTAATTGCTGCTGGTGGTATCAATTCACGTGTTAAAGATAGAGATGGTAAAATTAAATTCGAAAACTACGAAATAGCCCACTTTAGACTATTAACAGATGCTAACTATCTTCCTTATGGCAGAGCATATATAGAACCAGCTCGTAAAACATACAAACAGTATGTGTTAATGAAGGATGCAATGTTGCTCCATCGTATAACACGTGCCCCGGAAAAACGTGTATTTTATATTGATATTGGTAATTTACCTCCAAATGAGGTTGATGGCTACATGGAACGTTTAAAGCAGAAAATGCAGAAAACACCATACATTGATAAAAATACAGGTGAATATAACTTGAAGTATAATATGATGAATGTAATGGAAGATTTTTACATTCCTCAACGTGGCGCTAATTCAAACACTAAGATTGATACAATCAAGGGTCTTGAATATAATGCAATTGATGACGTAAATTTCTTACGTGATGAGATGTTAGCTGCACTTAAAGTACCTAAAGCGTTCTTTGGATTTGAAAAAGACTTAACTGGTAAAGCTACATTAGCTGCTGAAGATATTCGCTTTGCTCGTACAGTGGAACGTATTCAACGTATTGTATTATCTGAATTATATAAAATTGCATTAGTACACTTATATACACAAGGATATGATGGTGCTTCTTTAAATAATTTTGAATTATCATTAACAGTTCCTTCTATAATATATGAGCAAGAAAAAATTGCATTATGGAAGGAAAAAATTGCATTAGCTAAAGATTTAACTGATAGTAAATTAGTTCCATCTGATTGGATATACGATAATGTATTCCACTTTAGCGAAGATCAATATGATGAATTACGTGATTTAGTAGCGGAAGATATGAAACGCACATTCCGCTTCTCACAAATTGAGAATGAAGGTAACGACCCAGCTAAATCAGGTAAATCATACAGAACACCACATGATCTAGCATCATTGTACGGCAAAGGTAGAGCAGGTATGAACGTAGATGGACCTATACCTCCAGGATATAATGAAAAACGTCCAGTTGGTCGTCCTGAAGAAAAAGATTCTATTGTTGGTACACAAAAAGACCCATTAGGTAAAGATAGATTAGGTAGTAAAGAAAATGCTACATTATATACCGCAAACATACCTGATGAAGGTAGTGGTACACCAAAAAGCTATGGTGCATTAGCATTAGCTGAATCTTTAAAATATAAAGATATGTTGAAGTCCATCCCTAGAGCTGATAAACAAATGATATTTGAAGCTCAACAGGAATCTTCATTATTAGATGAAAAAAATATCAAGGACATATAATAACTACATATTTATAGGTAGTGCACACTATTTTATATGAAAATAAAACACAGCAAGTTTAAAAATACTGGTATATTATTTGAATTACTAGTACGCCAAGTCGCATCAGATACTGTATCTGGTAAAGACTCGGCTGCAATTAACTTAATTAGAAAATATTTTTCTAAGTCAGAACTGGCTAAGGAACATAAGCTATATCAGGCTTTAGTTAGCTCAAAAGCATTAACTGAAGGTAAAGCTGAATCGCTAATTAATGCAACCCTTGAAATTTCTTCCCGTTTAAATCGCTCTGCATTACGCAAAGAAAAATACAATATTATTAAGGATATTCGTGAACATTATGATTTAGAAGAATTTTTTAAATCAAAAATTAATAATTATTCACAATATGCTGCTGCCTTCAATTTAATTGAAGCACACAATTCATTAGAATTTATTGAACCATCTCAAGTTATTGAAAATAAAGTAAATTTACTTGAGCATATTACTCGTAAAGAGGTTAATAAAGATGAGGTTAAAGATCGTGTAATGGAAGAATATCTTTCTATGGATAAAGGTACACGTATTTTAGTATATAAGACATTACTAGAAAGATTTAATAGTAAGTACAATAACATGTCTAATGTACAAAAATCTGTATTGAAAGAATATATCAACAATATATCTAATACTGTTAAATTACGTGAATTTGTTAATAATCATTTTGCTGCTATCAGAGCAGAATTAAACAAAATGAATAAAACAGTAACAGATAAAACGGTACAAATCAAAATTAACGAAGTAGTAAATATATTAAAGCCACTTGATAAAAATCAAAATGTAAAAGATGATAATATCATGGCTTTATTACAATTCCATCAATTAATATCAGAATTAAAATCCGTAAAATGATAAACGAAGCAAAAAGAATGCAGCAATTAGCTGGATTAATAAATGAATCTCATATAAACGAAGTAAAACCAGGAGATACTGTTACTTTTGAAAAATCAGGTACATACCATTTAGGTAAAATAGATGGTAAAGATTATCAAATTAAACCTGTTAATCACATTGTAGGAGATAAAATTAAAGTACTTAATTTCGATGACAGTAGTGATTTCTTAATAGGCACAGTAAAAAGTATTGATGGTGACAATTACGAAGTAGAAATAACAAACGATAAAGATTTAGAAGAAGTAGTAAATGAAGCATTAGCTAAATTTCGCAAAAAATAATGGGTAAGTTAAAAGAATATATTAAACAACTTACACGCGAAATATTAGATGAAGAATCTGCATCTGGTGATGCTGGTGGTTATTTAAGTCCAATGGCTTTTTCCCCTAAAGGACAAGGTAAAAATGCCGCTACTAAAGCAGCAGAAAAACAAGGATTCAAAGTTACTAAAGGCGAAACAGAAATGCCTGGTGATTCTAAAGTAAAAGATTATAAATCACTTTGGAGTAACAAGAAAAAAAGAAATAAAATATACAACGAAAGTGATTATAGTAAAGCATCTAAGTATGGAGCAGCAAGTGGCTATACAGCAGCAAGTGGCTATACAGGTGTAGGTAGAGATAA